TTATCAGCCTCTTCATCACCAGCTCCCTCTTCCACCCCAAGCACATCATACAAAAGGATTGCTAACTGTGTTGGGCTATTTAAGGAATCAACTGTAACTGGGTCAGATAATTGCTCTGATTTTGATTTTGCAAATTTTAATGACAGATTGGAAGGAATGGTCATAGGTGACTGTTCTGGATATGTAGACCACTTACACTTTACCCCATTTATAGTGGCTATTTCTGCCTTGCCATCAGCATTTTTATGGGTATTCATAAAAATCCAAGGCTTATAAGTAGCAGAAGGCTTTTGTCTCCAAAGATAGATTTCATCTTGGTACTTGTTTAATACTCCCTCAGTCTCAAACGTTAAATCATCATACAGTCGATGATAATGCTTGCTCAATTCCTTAGCATATTCAAAATCAACCCCTACACCATACAGCTCCATTTCTGCAAACGGAATTACACATTGCATCTCAACGTCCATAAAGCACTTGAAAAGTTTTGCATTTTCTGGTCTCATAAACTGCTCTAACTGATACAGATATAACTTATAGGTCATAAATGCATCTGTTGCTGAATATAATGCGAAGAGTTTAGGGTCAAAAATTGCGTAAGGAAGTTTTGCGAAAAGCTTCTCAATATCATACTTTTCGATTGAACTGTCTATCTTTCCGATGTACTGTACTTTCAGACCCGCTGGCTCATTTTCATTGAGCATACGAGCGCCTATCAGAGTGTCCCAATATATTGGTAACTTGATACCACACGTACACCAAATTACTTGATAGTCAAACTTTCCATTGTGGAAAATAAACTTTACATGATTATCAACTAATCGCTGTAACTGTATTCTGATTTGTTCCTCAGTAATTTGCCAAGGTAAACGCTCACCTTGATAATCTTTAGCGTACTGGTCTAATCGACAGTGATTTACTGGGATATAAACGTTCTTATCTGATGGAATATAAAGACATAATCCCATCAGTTTACATGTGAGATAATCAAGAGAGTTGTTAGTCTCTGTATCTATCGCACAAATACCATTTTTAATAATAGCATCACAATACTTTACAAAATCATCATAATTATCTATTATTCTGGTATTTTCTCTGTATTTACCCAAAATTCTGTAAACTTCTGATTCTACCAAATTCATTTTGTCAAATATGCTTACAGACTTTGAGTTGATTATTTTTTCTGTAACTACCTTTGGATTTTTCGGATTATTAACTTTATTTTTTATCTTTTTTACAGATTGAGGGGATGGCTCAATTTTGAAAGCATCCCCCCATAAGTTAAGTTGTTCCATTTAACCTCAATTTAATTGTATCTGCGAACTCCAGTGTTTCCACCTACTGTTCTCTTCCAAGGCTGTGAATTTGCTGGAGGTGTTGGAGTAGTAGGTGTTGAGTCAAAAGGAAGTTCTTCATCCTCTACATTTGACTGCATATACTGTCTATCACCACCAGCATTATTTGCATTTGATGTGTTGGTATTATTTCCAAAAGGGAAATTACCATTCTGCAAGAAATACTCCATATCCTCAAAGGATTTAGAGCAAATGTTGGAACGTTCACCAACTTCTTCATATCCATCAAAAGGATTTTCTTCTGGGAACGGATAGTTTGCGTCTGTCCACTGAGTAGGCTTTCCACCAAGTGTTTCGGGCATTGCCTCAATGGTATACTTTGTTGTCTGGTCACCCTTCTTACCATGACGTGTTATCTTAAACAGTACATTGGGAAGGCTCTCGCCATAAGTTGCAAAAAGTGAAAGAATATTGTTCTTTACCCAAATTGCAGTTCTTGCCCAAACAACTGGTTCGCAATTCTGATTGCCGTGTTTATCTGACTGATACTCAAGCAAATGAATAAGTACCTGTGTTGCTAACTTATAGCCAGCATTGCAAAGAGGGCACTTGTCTGGAGATTCGTTTGCCTCTCTGAGACAATCTACTGTGGAATAGAACTTCTTACCAGTAGGGGTGTTGATTTCAAGACTGTGCACATTGTGAATCTCAAGGGAATCAATATTTTCGTGCATAATTCTAACGATTGCATAATCATTATCATCAGCCAACTTAAGATTGGGAAGTCCAGTAAAAGCACTATTACCACCACTCTGTACATCATCAAATGAATTTACTTTTGACATTTTGTTTTTCTCCTTATAATCTGATAAAATCTAATAGGTTATTTATATAAAATTAATATATGTAAAATATACTGTGCTTATCACACAGTTATATTCGAATTAAGAGCTTTATCTCGGCAATACATAAATTCTTGCTGAGATAAATCATTTACATCTCGTTCTTTTGGGAACTTCACAACGTCTACAAGGGCATCTTTCTTCACATAATGTAGGAATCTGTTAATACCCTTTAGACCAGCATCATCTGGGTCAAAGCACAGTATAAAATGCCTTATGCCACTCTTATTTAATATCTGTATCTGTTCATATGTGCCTGTTCCAAAAAGAGCTATTGCAGGCAATCCATATGTCCATAAGGTTAATGCATTAATCTGTGACTCACACACATAGACCTCATCATATCCCTCTTGTAGCACAAAGTTCAAGAGATATACTGGTTTTTCAACGTCCTTTGGTATAAAGAATTGTTTGTTGCTTACATTACGTTTAGTTACAAAAAGATAATGCCCTTTAGCATCCCACACTGGGAATGTTAGGGAATTCGTTTCGCTATCATATCCAATATCAAATTTTTCAATAATGGGATTGGTGAGCTTTCGTTGATACATGTATGGATGATAGTATCTGTACTTTTCAAGTTCAGACTCATCACCATACTGCTTAGAAGTTTCTATTTCATATCCCTTAAAGAATTGGGACTTCTCAACGAACACATCACCATAATGGTCAATCAACCACTGCTCTGCCACAGACACAGAAGACCCAAATAAGTCAGCAATTACCTCTGGCAACTTTTTGGTATATCCACATGCTAAGCAGTGCATTTCCCCATATTCAAACTTAGGGTCATCTTGCACACTGCAACAAAGACAGCTTGCGTGGTTCTCTTGCCCACCTTTATGAGAGGGGCAAGACACGAGCAACGAACTCTGCCCACCCCTCTTTATATCTCGAAAGTATCCATAGGGTAATTCATTCCTTAAATCTTTAAGAATTACCTCCATGTCTTCATCTATTATCTTATTGCCTATTCGTAATTCCATTATATCACAAAACGTTCAATCTGTCAATACTTAATTGAATGTATCATCTTCACCATCACATTCGTCAAAGTGCTTTTTAAGGTCATTACACTGGTCACCACCCGTAGCATCATCTGACTCTGGCATATAAATAAATTTACCAAAGTTAATGTCCCAAGCATACTTCAATGTTAAATCCTTTGCGCTATCTCGTGATTTTGATAAAATCATTGATAATACGTTATTGTCATACTCAAGGAAGATAACTATTGTACTATCTTGTCCAATTCTATCAGATTGTGCAATAGTATCAGTTTTCTTGCCACCATCATCAAGTTTAGTACGATTTTGCTGAGAAACAGTGATAAGTGGAATACCCGTAGTGCTCTGAAGTGTCTTTAAGTCTTTAGACACATTACTTGCTTTAGTTACAGAATCTTTTGCCCCACGAACATCTTCAAGCAGTGAGTGTTGGTCAATAAAAAGTATGTCCAACTCAGCCTTTGAAATAAATGCTCGTAAAGTATTTACATCTGCAAGACCACCAATATCCTTTGGTGTCAATACAAAAATAGGTGCTCTACATTTCTTCTGCAATTCCTCTAATGCATCTTTATAGGAATCACGGAGATTAATATCACCATGCATTATGCCATAGTTACTAATGTTGGTAGCAAGTGTATCAATACGATAACCTACCTTATTAGCAGACATTTCACCAGAATAGATACCCACACGTAAGCCAGCTATTGAAGCACAGAGTGCGGATTTCAACAGAATAAACGTCTTACCTGTGTTAGACTTGGCAACAATTGTTACATAATCTTCTTTTCTGTCCCAACCGCCAATCACTTTATCAAGTTCTGGGAAACCAGTTGTTACATAATAGGATGATAAATTATTACATTTATCTAAATAAGTATCATATCTTTCTTGTGTATTGCTTACAATATCGGTAAATGTAAGGCTTGTTGTTTTCGACAACTGTTCATAAGCTCTTTGATATTTATGTAACAGCCCTTGAATATCTTTTGAATTAAGGCTATCACGAATATCATTGAAATTATAGACAGATGTTCGGAATATTTTATCACTATATAAAGCATCAATCAGTGCTTGATTTGTTTCATTTACACTGATTATATCAAAGTTTGGAAACTTTGATAAAAATGTTTCTTTGTCTGGAACTGTATTATATTTGCTGATGTGGTCAACAATATATTTGTACTCGTCCTTGTAATCAGAAAAGAAGTCTTGAGTTATATTATTGGCAGATAATAACTGAGTATCTTTTCTGTCAAGAACCGCATTAAGAACTTGACACTGTATCATTATCTACCTAACCCCCTTTTATCTGACCCGACAAGATGTATGCATGTACTTCCAGTGCCTACACGAGAACCCAATCTCTCACCTAAAAACTCTCCTAACTTATCGGGGGCAACATTTGATGTATAAAAATTAGTTTTGCCCAAGTCAGTACGCATATTGATTAGATTATAAAGATTTTCAGTCTCAAATGCAGAGCTTGATTTAGTACCAATATCATCCCATACCACTAAATCAGCCTTGAATATATTTTCATTTATACTTTTAATATATGCACTTTCCGCAGATATGTTACTCTTCAGTTCTATAAAAAACTTTGGGACGTTTATAAACATTACCTTAGTGGAAATGGTGGTATGCCATATGGCATCAATATAGGCTTGCACTAACTTAATAGCCCAACTTGTTTTACCATTTCCAGCAAATTCCGACCAGATATAAAGATTATGATTTTCTTTAACTGCTTGTTCGATGTTATCTTGCCACTGTTTTAACGTCATAAATGCCTCTCTATCACGTCCGTCCGCATCTGGGTATAGAGTTATACGTTTACGCTGATTCTCCGTTAAAAAGGCATTATTATAAAGAATTTCATATCTCAGTAATTTCTCACACGTAGTATGGGATTCACACTCATCTTTATGCTTTTGGTAGCGCTTACATCTGTCCTTTAAAAAGCATTCATCACTATACATTAAAATCCCTCGTTAGACAACTGTGTAGTTGCAACATTCTTCTTCATTGTTTGTTGACTATTTCCTCTTATATTACCATATCTTGTCGGATTTGTCAACTCCTTATGTGCTTTTATCGCCCAATCCACGTCCTTCCACTGATTTGTCATTGCTTTATCTAATACCCATAAAGCAACGTCTAAATCCATTTGGGAATACTCATCAATTCTCTTTTCTGTGGATTCTATCAAGGCTACTGTCTGTAAGCCATGCTTTAATACTACTGCTGTAAGCCAGTTAAAGTATGCAGTACGTAATTCAGTATTTTTACACTTCACATGATTCATGAGGGTGTCTACATTATATTCTTGCTTGGTCTTCTTGGATTTCACCTTCATCTGCTTAGCAAGTTCTTTTGTAGTATTAGCATCAAACTCACAGACAGCGCAAAGCATCTCCATATCCAACTTGATACAATCCTTATTGTCATCACTTATGCACAGAATTTTAGACTTAACAAGATTGTCATCAATCTCATATTGCTCTTTGGCTGAGATTGTTATTTGGTCTTCAATATACTTTCTGTCAACAGTAATAAAGCCATCAACAATGGTATTCTTTCGATATGCCTTATCATTTATATCAAGCAATTCGTTTATGTAGATACTGGCTATAAGCCCAATCTTCTTTGCAAGCTTAATATTAAAAGTTTTTTGATTGTTTGGTGATAATAAATCCAATAACATAAGCTACCTTTTATAATTTAACGTGTTTATCCAAAATTCAACTTCTGACTTAATGAGGGACTTAGGCTTTCCCGCATAAATCGAAAAATTGCGCTTGACTGCATCAAAATCATATCCGTAGGTTTCGGCAAAATAGGTATAATAATCGTCTCCCATTTCTCGGATAGATTTAATCAATTTATCAATATTAAATTGACTCTCTGACGTATCTTTGAAATAATCAAATACATTATCATCATTAAAAATCTTGTCAACGATTATTGCAAAAATATTATTCCCCTCATCATAGACCTTACAAACTAAATCGCTTGTATCATTTGACTTATATGCAGATACAGTGTCAACTGCTGGAATAAAAGCATCATTTGCCTCTTCTTGTAACTGCTCAATGGATGCAAGCCCATGATTTATCTTACGATTATACCTATTGTTCTGTTGGAAGAAAG